ACTCATGGCTGATTACGCCATTGGGCTTTCATTCCATAAGGCTCACAGGACGATTGTCCGGGCCATCGGTTTGAACGCCCCCTGCCGCTACTTCGCAACTCGCGATGCCGCAGGATTCATCACCCTGCCAACCCTCGACACAGGCGATGCCTACGTCGAAATCCAGGGTGTCACCCAGACCAATTTTCAGATCAACGACAACAACCAGGAGTTCCGCCTCCTGGGAGATGACGGCTGGAATGACTCGGTGATCACCGGTTCCGGTGTGCAGGCATCTTGCACCACCTTCTTCCTGAAGGACTCCGAGATTCCCGCTGGCGGCCAGTGCCCCGAGTTCCGAGGCAACTACGACGAAGGTTTCGCTCTGATTGAGCGTGCTCGCTACGACAAGGACTTCGAGATCTACATCGAATTCCTGAAGGAGATGGGCCGCTCCAACGGCGATACCGGTGACTGGGTCTACGACTTCACCGGCTTCAACGCGGTCATCCAGAACTACGCGGAGAACATGAATGCGGAGGGCCTCACCGAGGTGACCTTCGACCTCGTCTCCCGAGGCCGTCCTGTCTTCGGTCGCCTGAACAACGGCGGCACGCAGATCTCCTTCGGTCAGGTGCAGTCCACGCTGCTGTTCCTCACCGCTGGCACCCGTCAGGTGGAATTTGCTCCTGCGAACAACGAAGACTCCGTTGCAGTGGGCAGCAACATCACCGCCACCTACACCAGCAACGGCACTGCCGCGCTGACCGAGTTGTCCCTGGGCGACCCGGATGGCGATGGTTTCGCCCTGATGGTCGCCTCCACAGGCGAGCGCGTTGCCGCCACGGTGACGATCGCCGCCAACGTGGTGACGGTCAACCCGGACAGCAACCTGACTGCCGGAACCATCTACGAACTGCGTGTTGCAGATGGCGCCGTCCGCCAGAGCGTGGATGCAAACGGCAACGCCAGCGCCACTGGCACCGCCCGTCCAATCCAAGGTGAAACTATCACCTTCAAAACGGCCTGATTACGATCAGCGCATCCCCCATCACCGGCCTCCTTCGGGGGGCCTTTTTCATGGAAGGCCATTACGACCTGCTCCGCAATCCGATCAACAGTTGCTGGGCAGTCAATTGCCTGGTGGAGGAAGACACCGTCCGCATCGGTGCCTTCTTTCTGGAGCCGAACATCCCCACGCCAAATATACGCCTAGAGAGTGGGAGCGATAAGATTGACGTGTTAATCCCCGAAGAGTATCTCCGTCAAAGCGAATCCTTACGCGCTTGGAACGTAGAACTCCCCATTCAGCATGAGTAAGTACTCCTCGCTTCTATTCAGCCCCACTGAATACCACGAGATCGCACCCTTCCGCTTCCCCATCTATCGGGATCTCGTACCAGGCGAAGCGAAGGGCATCGAGGAGATGACGAGGGAACAATCGAAGAGCACGTTTAAATCAATCAAGATCGCCCAACGCATCGCAAAACAGAAGGGCATCTCAACCAAAGAAGCGGTCGAGTTGCTCGCCAACATCAGCCAAGGCGAGAACGAGGAAGCTGTCTTCGAGTTCGCCGAAGAGCTGGAGGAACTGAACCGCGATCAAGTGGGCAACGTGGAGACGCAGGTCTCCTTCGTCACACTGTTCATGCAGTATCGGGCCGAAGCCCAAATCAACGGCAAGAAGAAGTGGGAGAAGCTGTCCGACTGGACGGTGGAGGACACCGAAGCCATGCCCAGCGCAGTGATGGGCGAGATTTTCCAGCTCATCCTCTGGGAACGTGACGGCTGGCCCGAAGAGGGAAAAGAAGAGGCCGAAGCAGTCGCGAGCTGACTCCTGAAGAGCAGCTAGACAGCCTCGGCGCATATCTGCGGAGTCCCCTGACTGACTGGGACTCCTTCTATTTCCGCATCCGCACTTCACCAATCGGGGCTGACTTCCCCCGAGACCGTTTCCTGCGCACGCCAATCTCGGTATTGAAGTGGGTGATGGACAAGGTGGTTGATAAAGAGCAGGCAGAGGCAAACCTTGCTTCCCTAAGCACTGCCCGCATGGCAGATCTACTGCTCAAAGTGGCGCACAGCTTTAGTGGTTCAAAGAAAGTCCAAAAGGGCGTACCCAAAGACTGGCTTCCCTTCCCGGATTACCGCCCAGGCACGAGAGAAGCCGAGCAAGCAGACGAACCCACGAAGTTCATTTTGTCCGAATTGGTCCACCGATTCGAGATCCCGGTCTATGTATTCGTCGCGCTGAATGGGCGTGTAGATGACGCCCGATAAAATACGGTTATCGGGTACAAACCAGCGCCGTGGGTCAGTATCAAATCTTTGTCGGCGCCGATACCAAGAGCGCAACAAACAAGCTCAAAAGCCTAGATAAAGTCGTAGATACGGTCACAAAGGCCAGGGAACTAAAAATAACGTTCCCGAATACGAAAACATTCGAGAGGAATATAAGGAATGCCACCAAATACGCATCAAATGGCTTCAAGCAATTAATAAATAACACTGACGGATTAAAAGACTCCTTAAGACAAGTCAAGGCTGTCGCCAATCCGCGCAGTTTCCTCACCGGAACCTTCACCGGAGCGAATGTCGGCGCCCAGACCCTGCTGGACAAGCTGGCGAAGATCTCCATCGCCCTCTATGGCATCAACTCCGCTGCCGGCATCCTCAAGGGCACGTTCGGCAGCCTGTTTGCCCAAACCATTGGCCAAGCCAACGCCTTTGAAGAGCAGCTGCTGAAGACCAAGACCACCCTGGCCTCGACCTCGGACGTCTTCGTCAATGGCAAGAAGATCACCGACCCGTTGAAAGCGATCGAGTCGCTAACCGGTGTGATCGACGAGCGGATTGAGAGCATCCGCCTCCGCACCATCGACATTGCGGGCGTCACCTCTGGCGAGGTCGTCGAAGTCTTCAGCATCGTCGCCAGCCAAGCCGGTCAAATCGGCGCGAGCCTTGAGGACGCAGAGAACCTGGCGATCAGTTTCGCCGCCGCCCTCGGCACCTTCGGCCTCCCCCTCCGCCAAGCCCGGCAGGAAATCACCTCAATCCTGCAAGGCAACGTCAACGTCGACAGCTACCTGGCCCAAGCGCTGCAGATCAGCAACGAGGACATCGCCAAAGCGAGGACGCAAGTTGGTGGCATCGCCAAATTCCTGGAAGACCGGCTGAAGACCGCAGTTGCTGGCCAGGCCATCGCAGCCAAAACGCTTGGCGGCGTCCTCTCCAACATCCGTGACATCTGGGAAGAGCTAGGTCGTGCCATTGGTGGCTCCACCCTCAAGCCTCTAGTTGCAGGCATCAACGCCTTCTACGAGACGCTGAGCAATTCGCTGACGGTCATCAAGAGCATCGGCTCCGAGATCGGCAAGGTTGTAGCGATCATGGCTCGCGGCACAGCTGCCGCCGCTGGTTTTGGAGGCTTCGATGAGAGCCGGATGAAGGCCATGCAGCGGGGCATGGCTCAGTTGCTGACCCGCATCGAGGGCGCGTTCAAGGTCTTCAACGCCAACCTTCTGACGCTGTTCAACAAGATCGAAGGCCAACTCGGCGGCATCTTCGAGAACATGGCGGCCCAGGTCGCAATGATCGGCGAAGCCTTTAGTGAACTTGGCAGGGCCGTCCTCGTCTTAACCGGCGCTCAGATCGAGTCGTTTGTTGGCGCGGTTGCCCAGCTCATCCCCATCTTGACGGCGGCCATCTCCGGCGTGACCGGCCTAATCAAGATCTGGGCTGACTTACTGAAGCTGCCCATCGTCCAAACCTTCGTCCGCTTCCAAACAACGCTGAAGGTTTTGGAAGCCACGGGCGTGAAGGGCATCGTGTTGATGACCGCAAAGCTGGTGATCTTCCGAGCCGCCATCCTTAGGACGGTCAAGAGCGTCTGGACCGGAGTCCGCAGCGTGATGCGCGGCATCGGCCTCGTGCTGAAGGCGATTGGTGGCTTGATCATTGCGATCACCCAAGTCATGCGTCGGGTCGCAGTGCTTGGCGTGAAGCTCGGCATCGTCAGCAAGAAGTCGGCGCTCGACATCAAGAAGATGTCGATGGAGATGAAAGGGCTGGGTGTCAGCGCCCAGGCATCGGGCCTGAAGATGGGCCTGCTGGCGAAGGGCGTGTGGTCCGTCGCCATGGCATTCAAGGGACTGCTCCGCGCCACCCTGATCCTTGCCGCCATCGAACTCGCCCTGGTGGCAGTTGTCGAAGCCATCAGCCTGTGGCAACGCCGGCAAGCCGAGATCGCTCGCGAGAAGGATCTACAGCACGCCATAGATGGACTGGACAGGGCGGCTGAAAAGGCCGCTAAAGGTGGCCTGAGTTCTCTTGAGGAGAAGCTCAACGAGATTCGGAAGGGGAAGATTCGCGACGAGATTGCCAAATTAACGGCCGAGATTTACGAACTTGATCAAGCAATTGGGAAGTACCAAGAGAAACTCAAGAACCCCGAGACCGTTCTGCGTCAGGGCCAGCTGGAAGAGTCAATAGGGACTGCAGTAACCCGCAACGCTCTCCGCGAGTCCGAGAGGAGGAGGAAAGAAGCAGAGAAGCGCATCAAAGAACTAGAGGGCAAGCTCGGCATCGATAACGTCAAAAAAGAAGTCGAAGTCCGCGCCAAGGAAGGCAAGAAGCTGGAGAAGGAGCTGGCCGAATTCCGCAAGAAGCTTGCCGACGACGAATTCCGCTACCGCCAACGCCTCGCTCGTGCCGAGATCGACAAGATGCGTGCGCAGCAAGCTCTTGAGCTGCAGCGTATGGAACGTGCGCTCAAGAAGCGTCTTGAGGGAGAAGAGGGTGCCAGCCGCATCTTCCTAGAGAACCTCAACACCTATCTGACGAAGAAGAAGCGCGGCGAGGACGAAATTGCGGCACGTCAGAGGGAACTGCAGGTCACTCTGGCCAACGTCCAGAAGGAAATTGCGGACTACAAGTTCAACACGGAGAAGAAGATTGCCGAACTTCAGGAGAAGATGGGCAAATACCAGATGGAAGTTGCGGACTACAAGCTCAAAAAGGCCCGCAACGAAGCAACCGAGGCCGGCAATGGAGTG